TTTACAACGAAAGGTGAGTTACAGAATACATTACAATTAATTCGTGAAACTTACCATATAGTTTATAATTACATTTATATTCTCCAAAATAAGGCGAATTTAGATGAATTATTTATCACGTACAATATAGATACAGCATTCCAACCGAATACTCCGTTGGAAAATACTATTTTAATACATAGAAAGAAAGAATCTAATTCATTATACACTATTAATGCTCTTAACGAATTAGTTAAAGAGGAGAATGGTGGGATATTGGATAATTCATTTGTAATTAATTGGCAGAAATTTAAAAATTCAATCATATTAACTAACGCCGAAGGAACTAAGAAAATTCAAACAAGAGTTTTTGAAGTAATTGATTTTGGTGATGGTAAAGAAGTTATAACTGAAGAACATAAATAATATTAGCATGTTGTTAAAAAAAGGTGATAATAACGAAAATGTAAAATTGATGCAGGAGAAATTAGGTATTTCCCCAGCAGTAACAAATTTTGGACCAAAAACCGAAGAAGCTGTAAAAGCATTTCAACTTAAAAATGGTTTAACGCCGGATGGTATAGTGGGAGATGGAACCTGGGCAAAAATTATGGGTGAATCAACACCACCACAACCAGCAACTCCAATCAAACCGGTTGGTGGATTGAAATTGGATAAATTGAAAGGACACATTCCTGATGCGGTAATCCAAATGATTCCTGATACTGCGGCTAAGTTTGAAATTAATACTCCATTGAGATTGGCACACTTTTTAGCACAATGTGGACACGAAAGTGGTGGATTCCGTTTGACAAAAGAAAACTTAAACTATTCAGCTAAAGGTTTGAATGGTATCTTCAAAAAATATTTCCCAACATTAGAATCAGCTTTACCTTACGAAAGAAAGCCGGAGAAGATTGCAAACAAAGTATATGGTGGTAGAATGGGTAACGGACCTGAAGCAAGTGGTGATGGTGCAAAGTTTTGCGGTAGAGGATATATTCAATTAACAGGAAAAGATAACTACACAGCATTTGGTAAATCAATCGGCGAAGATGTTTGTGCTAATCCACAAGTAGTAGCTGAAAAATACGCATTATTATCAGCAGCTTGGTTCTTCTCTAAAAACGGATTACATAAGATGGCTGATGGCGGAGCAACCGATGCAGTAGTAACATCAATCACTAAAAGAGTAAATGGTGGAACTATCGGATTGGCAGATAGAATTAAACACTTTAAAGAATATTACCATTTGTTGGCGTAGGGATTTGATGAGGTAATTAAAAATTGGTATATTTATAGAATATAATAACACATAATGGCAAATATAAGTTTAAAAAGATTATTTGAGGCTGGAGATTTTAAAGCTAAAAGTAAAGAAACTGGGAAGGTGGTTCACTTCAAATCGAAGGATTCGTATCAGGCGGCATTAAAAGCAGGTACTCACGAAGACCCTAACGCTAAAAAAGGTGAAGAACCTAAAGGGACTGCAAAACCAAATGATATGTTTGGTGGTGATTATGCAAAAGATAGAGGTGGTGAAACTCCAAAATCGGATGGTATGGAAACTGTAAAATCAATCGCAGCTATGACTGGGTTGAGAACACAAGCGGTAGCAGGTTGGGCAGATGAGAATGGTGTAAATCTTTCGAAAGTGGCAGATGATATAAATTCCAAAAAATTAAAACCAATGGATTTTATGACAGCCATTAGTGGTAACCCTGGAAACAAATACGCTAAAGATATAATTGCCAAATATTCACAATCAGCACCTAAAGAAGAACCTACTTCTAAACCAAAAGAAGCTAGAAAAGGCAATCCTACTGTAAATAAAGAAGCTAAGAAAAAAGCAGAAGAATTTGGTATTACTCCACAAAAATTGGGTAAAGAAGGATATAAAAAAGCAATGTATCAGGCAGCAGTTGAAGCTCTAACTGATTCAAACTATCACGATGAAGCAAGAGAATTAGTAGCATCGATTGAAGGAAAACCAGAGTGGGCTAATAGAGTAGATTACCCAAAGATGGATGACCCAAAATATGATGAGAAGATGAAAGCAATAAGAACCACTGGAGTAGATAGTTCGGAATATTGGGGTAGTGAAGGTGAGGCACATGAACTTGGTAGAAAAGTATCACAAGCATCAGGTTGGGGTGGAGTTGAAGCAGCAGATGGTATCGCATTCGCATTAAGAATGAATGGATTCCACAAAGAAGCGGATAAAATTCAATCCATATTTGATAACAAACCATATATGAGAGAAAGTTCAACGAAACTTACATCAATGATAAAAAAATAACTGAAAGGGAGAAACTAAAAATTCTCCCTTTTTTATTTTGACACAAATTGTCACAAATTATTTTTATAAAGGCTTGTTTATATCGGAAGTTCTTCGTATGTTTACTATGTAATAAAACGATAAAGATATGAACACTCTAAGATTTAACCGCCACGAATTATTCACCGAAGATTGGATGGTATATCACTCCGTCACCATTAGAGAAGTGGAATACTTCTTTTTGGATAATGGTCAATCTTATTTCAATCCCCTAACCAACCAATTAAATGGTGTTTGGGATGGATACCTCTACACCGAAATGTTAGAGATGGCAAAGCAAATGGGGTTACCTACCAACCTTCTTCAACGAATTGCAAACGTAATCCAATTTATCGGAACTAGCGTAAACTCCTAATGAACTATAAAGCACACATATTTCAGAACATAGGTAATGGGAAACTTCACCCATCTCGAACCCAATGTGGTAGACATTTACATAGGAACTCTCGAGGTACATTCGTACTTGACCTCAAACGGTTTATGTTTCTATATGAGGAAGATTCTAATAATGTGTGTGAAAAATGTTTAGAAAAAATACAAAAATAATTAAGGAAACGCTTGTATTTCTTATTTATTTTACTTACATTTATAGAGTAATAAGAGATAAAAGATATGAAACTAGGATTAGTAAGAATGAGTGGTGAGAGAGTGATTGGGGTTCAGTACTTTGAATCAAAGTTCAGTAGAGAGTTGGGTGAGATACTCCGAATAAATGGGGTTGAGTGGAGAGTGGGTGTGATTGCAGAAGATAGAAACTCCATCATCAAAGTTCTTAACGAAATTGTTAGAATACAAAACTCAATTGTAAGAAAGAAACAAAGAGAGTTGGATAGAGAAATCAATTATCAAATCAACCAAATGTTCATCCAAGCATATAAATCAGTAATGAATCAATAATAGAAAAATATGAACGATTTCGATTTCTTCACCGTCAACGCTTCCTCTAACCGAATCACTTCGCTAATGAGGTTACCCAATGTAAGACGTGGTAACATTGAGACACGCGTGTACAACGGTCCTCTAGGATATTCATACCGATTTTATAAGGTGACCTTAGAGTACTATGATGTGATGGAGTTCGGACACTTTGGTGCACGAAAGAGAGCCAATGAGTATGTAGAATCTCTATTGGCTACAAAGCCGGACGATGTGATTTTGAGTATTAAGTTTCACCCAGTAGACTAAAATAAATAAGATATGATGAGTCCCCAAATCACCGCACGTTACCTATCTAATGGAGAAATGATGGTACGGGTATTATTCCCAAATGGTACTGAAAAAATAATGACTCAGACCGAATATGTGAATACTTACTTAAAAAAATAAAACCCCTTATATATGAACATTGATTTTAATATTCTCACCGCCATCCGAAATGAATTAGGTGAGTTTCAAATTACCAAACCCCTATATGGCAAAGATACCATAGCACTCCGATTCGGATATTGGAGACGTGTTAGTACTCACACACTGCAGCAACTATTGGAGCCTGCTAATGTAGAGGTTGTAGAGTACGATATAGATGATGATGATTGTGGAACACTATATAGCTATCACCTAATATGAAAAACTGGCAATTGATACTCACATCCACAATATGTGGTGTAATTTTTTATGTTAGTGTGGATGCGGCTAACGTACTAATCCCCACAATCAGTTGGACGATAGGAATACTTTCTCTATGTTGTATAGATTATAAAAAGATATACATCGGTTTACAATAACGTATTTTTTATTTGGTATTGTCACAAATTTATCGTATATTTGTTACATCGTTTACCATAGAAATATATCCAAAAAAAAGATTTGGAAATATCAGGATTTCTTCGTATATTTGTATCTCCATTATATTTATATGTGTAACGGAAGTGTAGGAAAGACACTATAATCCAACCTTAAAACATAAACGTTTTAAACCTTAAACTCTTAAAACTTAAAAGACATGGCTATTAATTTAGACGCAATTAAGAGCAGACTTAACAAACTGCAAAACACCCAAAGAACAACTGTAGAACTTTGGAAACCAGCACCGGGCAAACACACTATTCGTTTGGTCCCTTACAAATTCAACAAAGAGAATCCTTTCATTGAATTGTACTTTCACTACAACGTAAACAACAAAACTTATCTATCTCCGATGTCATTCGGTAGACCTGACCCAATTGTTGAGTTTGCTGACAAACTTAAAAGAATGGGTGATAAGGAAGATTGGAAAGCTGCTAAGAAAATGGAGCCGAAACTTAGAACATTCGTACCAGTATTGGTAAGAGGTGAAGAAGGTGAAGGTGTAAAATTCTGGGGCTTTGGTAAAACTGTATATCAAGAGATTCTTGGTTATATGGCAGATCCTGATTATGGTGACATTACTGACCCAAATGAAGGTAGAGATATTACCGTTGAAGTAGTATCTGCTGAAGACAGTGGTACTTCTTACCCTGTAACAACAATCCGTGTTAAACCAAAGGAAACTCCATTGGCAACTTCTAAAGAAGATACGGATAAGTACTTAACAAATCAGAAAGAAATTACTGAACTTTATTCTGAATTAACTTATGCAGAATTGAAAAATGTATTAGAAGGTTGGTTAAACCCATCGGCAACTTCTGAAGATGAAAAATCAGCATCAGCTGAAACTTTATCTTCAACTGCTAATGATGATGAAGCACCATTTGATACAACTCCATCAAAACCAGCGGCAGCACCTTCTAAGAAATTAGATGATGTGGCGGCGGCATTTGATGACCTTTTCAATTAATAAAATAAGTTAACATATGGCGAAAGCAACTAAGGAAATAGACTTGGCGGAAGTACTTGCTGAGTCCCTAAACAAACAAGCAAAAGACCAAAAGGTAGCATTCTTTTTGGACAACAATGACTCCCCTACAAACGTAGAAGGTTGGGTATCAACCGGAGCATCAATGTTGGATGTGGCAATCTCTAATAGACCTTATGGAGGTTTGCCTGTTGGTAGAATTACCGAAATTAC